TGCAAGTGCTACATCGGATATGCTAACTATTAGCAAAAATCAAAATGCTGCAACAAGAGCAATAGTTTCTAATACAACAAGTGGAACTTCATCAGTAGCAGAAATAAATTTAACTTCAAATACTACTGCGGGTAGTTTTAATATTGGTAAATATTCTGCAACGACTAGTACATATAAAAACTTTGTTTCAAATTCTGCTTATTTATATAATGGAACTGCGGGTAATATTGCATTTTTAAATGATTTTGCATCTGGTGGATTCAATATATCAGTAGGTGCATCAAGTACTGCTCAATTTGTTATTACAAGTGCTGGTATAATTAATACAACAAGTAGATTAAATGTTAATGGTGCAACAGATAATTCAGTATTTAGTTTAAATAGTGGTGGCACATTATATACTGCTGGATTTAGTCCTAATGCAACGGCAAATAGTACAAATACATTAACATTAACAACGGCACAAACTACTTGGATATATAATGGTACAGGAGTAGCTACTTGGACTTTATATAACCCTAGTGGAACAAACCAAATGATTTGGATAAAAAATGCAGGTACAGGTATAATTACTTTAAATGCTTATAGTGGTACTAATATAATAAATAATTCAGGTACTTCTGTATCAAGTATTACAATAGCAGTTGGTGCAACGGCATTAATACAACAAGACGGAAACGTAAAATCTTATCAATTACAATAAAATGAAAACAATAAACCCACAACCAATTTGGATTGACGGAATATCAAAATTAGCAAGTGTTATATATTCGCAAGTTAATAGCGATAATTTAAAAGATACTGCAACCTTTTATTTTCAATTATACAAGCAAGTTGACGTTAATATAATACCATTGGTAAATGGTACAATTAATATGTCTGGTAATGATTATATTACTTATAATAGTTCTAGTAATGCTAATGATTATGCTTGGCAATGGATTGCAACAACTTTAAATGTTACAATTACAGGAGATTATATTCCCCCAACAACAGCAGCAGAATTAGAACAAGCAACATTATAATTTTTTATAACCTTTAAATATTAACAAATGGAAAATCAAAAAGCCTTAGAAATTATCAAAGCCTTAATTGATGAATCAATTAAAAAGGGTGTAATGGCAAATATTGACACCGCAGTACAGGTAGCAGAAGCCTTTAACACTATTGCAAAAAAAGTATTAGAAAAAGATGAGCAATAATAACTTAGACCATACAAGTATATCGGGCGCAATATTAAGCGTAGGAACTTACATATTAAGCATAAATCAAATTAATATGATTGCAGGTACCTTGTTTATGCTTTTAAGTGGCGTAGCTTCTATAACTACTATTGTTTACAATATTAAAAAAATTAAAAAAGACAAAGAATGAAAAACGTAAAGACTACAATATTTGGTTTATTAGCCGCTTTAGGTGGATATTTTGCTCAAAATAGTACTGGTAAACTACAAGGCGCCGGACAAATAGTTGCTACAATAAGTACTTTTTTATTAGGTGCTTCAGCAAAAGACGCTTCAAATACCAAATAATATGGATTTTAGAAATACCAATAACAAATACCCTTTAGGTATTAGGTTAAATAATCCCCTTAATGTTTCAGCTTTAGGTTGGCAGGGAGAGGTAGGCGTATATAATAACCCAGAACAGGAAGCAATATTTATAGATACACAGCACGGTATAAGGGCTGCAGCTTTAAATTTATATACATATTACAAAACATACGGCCTAAATACAATTAGAGGTATTATAAGTAGGTGGGCGCCTAGCAATGATCCAAACGCAAAAAACGATCCTAATAGCTACGCAAATTTTGTAGCTAGTAAAGTAGGAATTAGCGCAGATATGCCTTTTGAATTAAACGGTTCTAATATTAAAGCTATAATGAAAGCAATGGCAATAGTAGAACAAGGAGGACAATATGCTGCTTTAATACCGGATAGCGAATACGATCAGGGTATTAGTATGGCAAACAAAAAAGAATTGTTAGTAACTGAAGCTAAAATAGGACTTGGAGGGGTAGCTTTTTTTTTTAGCAATATGGTATCTAACATCAAAAAGAAAATAAAAAAATAGGTTTGCATAGGTTAAAAGGTATATTGAATCCAATCGGCCCTGTTTCTACAGGGCCTTTTTATTTGGCATATATCCTCTTATAATAGGCGTTTGTTTCTTTATAATATAAATTACAATAATGGGCGCCAATTTCCCCTAAAAAACGCATAAAACTGCCCAAATTTGAGATATTTCGGTATTTTCTTACCTTATTGCCATTGTCAAAAAAGACTATAGCTGTATAGAGTATTTTAGCCATATTATATTTTTTTAGGATTTATTACAAAAAACTTAGTACCTAGATAATCCAGGCTAAGTATTTTACGAGTTATAAGTAGCTTACTTATTGCTCTCAATACCGTTATTCTCTTATATTTAGTTATTTCAATTAAATCCGGTAAACAGGCGCCTTTGCGTTCCTGGATAATAAAATATATTTTTTGCGTGTAATTCATAATTTGGTATATTTGTCCTGAAAAAAGTTGCCGTAATTGGTATTGAATGTTAGTAAATATATTCAATTAGGCCTCCTCTAAAAAAGGAGGCCTTTCTTATTTAATTTACTAGCCAATCAATATGACATTTAGCACTGGTTAAAGTTTTGTGCGTGGTATTATCAATACTTACAACATATTGTCCTGCTATTTCAAATATCCAATAACCTAAATAATAGATTTTTTTTATGTTCATAATTAACGATTTAAAAGTTTATAAAATATTGTTTTTGATAATTCCCAAATAAGAATAGTTAATATAATTTTCATTTTTTATTAATGATTTTGTAATTAGATAAAATATGCTCAATGATAACAGATACAACAACGATAAGCGCAAATATAACAGCGCATAGAAACCTAAAAGATAATTCAATAAAAGCTATTATTTTTTTCATAAAGGTTAAAAAAGTTAACGAGTTTTATATTTATTGTTATGGTCTTTTATAATCATTCCTTTATTGATCCATATTTTGACTAAATTTTTAGCGTAGGTATTGCTTTCTGCTGTTCTTTCTTTTATTTCGTCAATCATTTCACTATAAAGCAAAGGAATAACCAAGACTATATTACAAATTCTTTTCAATTCCATATCATTAAGGTCGCTAGCCTTACCAGTCTTTTTTTGTACGCTTTCATTTTCTACTTGCTGTAAGGTTCCGTTAAAATTCATTAACGTAATAGGTTCGAAATCAGCGTCCGAGCGCATAAAACGAGCGTTCATCACAAAAGTATTATTTTCTTTAACCTTTTTAATGTCAAGAGTGGATTGTGCAAACCTGTCCGAATGACTGCCAATTACTCCTGTAGTATGATCGTTTGATTTATTAAAGTGCAAAACTGTTATAATTAAAAGGTCGTAAACTTTGGTAATTTTCATCAGCCATTTAACCAATAAAGAGGATTCAGTTTCGTCATTATAATTAGTTATAATAGAAAGTAATCCGTCTATAACCAGGATTGAGCAATCAGGATTCAATTCTAAATATTTTTCAATCATTTTGCGTATTATTCCTGTACTATCTTCTCGCACCTGGTAACTATCAAAAGTACCAGGCATATTAGTTAAGTCAGCAAACTTTTTTATACTTTCAATACGATTATAATAGTCGTAGTCGCTACTTTCAGTATCAAATAAGCATATCCTATTTCTATTTTCTAAAAAAGACAATTTCATAGAAAATATATCGTAAGGCACAAAAGCCGACGCTATACACGCATTGAGAAAATTAGATTTTCCTGCCTTTGGTAATCCTCCAAACACTATAAAATTTGAACTAGCAGCCACGACACGGCCGCCAATTTTAAGTAGTACGTTGTCTGCGTTGGGTTTATATTCAGGTTTATATTTTCTTAATTCTAATAGTTCCTCAATCGTTTGTGGAATGTTAGTATTTTTATCCATTACCAATTTTGCAAGTAAGCAGTTATTAAAAAAGCTACTATTAAAATTATAATCGCCTGAATATTATGTCGTGAAGATTTTTTCATTTTCAGTAGGTTTAGTTAAATTTTCTAATTGTTCAAGTAATTCAGTAGCGTCGCTTATTGCCATATTGCAAATAGTTATAGGCAGAATATTGCTATTCGCCGAGTTTTGCAAATGCACCTTATAAATTTCTAATACAAAATGTTCAAGTTTTGACATACCAGGAACCGGAACAACTAATTGATTAAATTTATCCTGGATAGGTAAACAAGGAAAAGCTGGTTGATTTGCATTTTTGTACATATTAATCAATTTTAAGTTTATAATTTAATGTTTCAATATCGTTTACATTGTGATTTATACTATCCACAATTAACAAACGTATTTCCTCAACTAAATTGTAAGGGAAATCAAACTGATCAATAATTACAAATTCCTGTTTTAGATTGTTTTTGGCTTCAAAAACAATTCTAAGATTTTTCCAATCCGATAATTTTAATAAATTTTCTAAACGATAATTGCGCTGTTGTATGCGCTGAATTTCGAGCAAAGTATGCTCTTGCATAGTGTTTGACATAAAAAGTATTTTTTGTTAGTAATAACCAAATTTAGGAGAAAATTTGGAATTGCCTAATATTTTTTTTCTTTTTATGTAAATAAAGGTGAAAAAAGTTAAAAAACTAAACGTTTTTTTAGCATAGTAGAATATATATTCGACTGCCTGCAGCAGTGCGAATATATATTTATTCTGCGAATATAAGACTATATATGCTATAAATTTTTTGCACATATCTTGATAATTAACATTGTGTTAACATTGTAAAAATAATTTGGTTGAATAACGTTATTTATTTAATTTAGTGCCTTATCTAATTATATGAATAAAAACGCTTGGATAATACCAGTAGGAATATTGGGTTTTATAGCCTACAAAAAATTTCTATTATCACAAAGCATTAGCGTATTTTTCAAGGGATTGGAATTTGGCAATATGAGTTTTTTAAGTCCAACTGTTAATTTGCAAGTCCAGGTAAACAATCCAACAACTACTACAAGTGAAATTCAAAATATTAAAGGAGATCTATTTATAGACGGCGCCAATGTTGGAACTGTTTACGGAATAAGCCCTATAACAATTAAAAACGGCGCTAATATGATCAATATACCAGTTACAATAAGTTATACAGGTATAGGAGATCTAATACAAAAATTCAATAAAAAAGGATTTCAATTAAATTTTACCGGACGAATGATTGTCGATTATATTCCTATTCCTTTAAATTTTGATTATACAATTTAATGATTAGTAAAAATTTTATATTAGGAATCCTTCCCCCATTTCAAAATAAACAAAATGTTATTTTGGAAAATCAAAATGTTAGCGATATTATTACTGGTATATTAAATACGCATAAAAAATATGCAAAGGATTATGATAAAATATACAAATATTTTATTGGAGAAGATTTAGAGCAAACAGGACGTAATATATTTGATTTCTTAAAAAATAACGTTCCATATTTTATTGAAAGCAATGAGTTTCAATATCTTAAGTCTCCGGCTAGTATCATAAGTACTAAGGGAGACTGTAAAAGTTTTGCATTATTTGCCTGCGGTGTCCTTGAAGCGTTTGCTAGGAATCAAAACCCTGATTTAGAAGTATATTATCGTTTTGCTAGTTATGATCCATTTAATAAAACGCCTGAACACGTTTATTGCGTAGTAAAAGAATACGGTCAGGAATATTGGATAGATCCTGTCCTGGATAGATTTAATCAAAGAAAAGAACCATATTTTTATAAAGACAAAAAATTAAATACAATGGCATTAGTAGGATTAAGCGGCATAGATAACGCTAACGATCAAATGGGTTATCAGGATAATTCAAATCAAAACGATCAAATGGGTAGTATTGATTGGGGTAATATAATTACTACAGCTTTCAAATCTGCTCCTTCAATAATAACAGCTTCAAAAGGTAGCGGAGGTGGAACAATACCAGGTAATTTTAATCCTCCCCCATTACCAGGAAAACCTAGTACTGGAATAAGTACAAATACTATGTTATTAATTGGCGCCGGTGCTATAGCTTTAATATTTTTATTAAAAAAATAAGTGATTAGTAATTGCACATATAACGATAACTTAAAGTATCAGCCAAATACGATTGGATTTGGAGAATTGACTGCTGCAACTGGTGGCGCAGCATTTCCTTATACTGTTATTGCAGACGTTGTAATTTCAGCGATTCCTTTTGTTATTTCTGCAATTAATAGAGGCAAACCTAATCCAAATGATTGGCAAGGTTGGGACGCTTTAGATAGTAAAAATGGTAATCCAATAGGAACTAATGCAGTATATTGGATAGTTAACGACGGTCAAAGTATTTCAAATGAAGCATTAAACATATTACAATACATACAAAATTATGGTTATGATAATGTTTTAACGTATAATAGTTATTTACAAAGAACAATAACCGCTCAAGATTTAGCAAATAAATTAAAAAGAGGAGGTTTTGTTAATGAAGCAAATAAATTATTGACGCCTCCTACAGCAACGGATAGTATAAATAACGTTTTTACAAATTTAACATCAGGTCAAGGATCAAATATAAACTATGTTTTATACGGTGGAATTGGCTTATTATTAGTATATTTATTAAGCAAAAAATAATAAAATGACTCAAGCACAAAAAACAGCAAAAGCAAAATTTAAGCAAGCTATTGCATATAGACAAAAAACTGGGGTTTCATTAAAAGAAGCCTTTGCGCATATTTACGGAAAAAAGAAAGTATCTAAAAAAGTAGCAAAGAAAATAGTTCGTAAAAAAGTAGCTAAAAAAATAGGTGCATTACCAATAGGATTTAAAGGATCAATATGGGATATAAAATTTAAAGTTGTAAATCAATTTGATATATATGGTGATGTTTCTGCAATAGTTGAAAATATTGATACTGGTTATAGAATAGTTACATTTGATGGTAAAGGATCTGCAAATGAAAAAGCTGAAATATTTGCTGGATATGTTGCAAGACATAAAACAGAAGAAAATACAAGTGATACAGATATAAAAGCATTAAAAAGCAGATTGTTAAAATTTGTTACTAATATGCAAAAAGAAGTTAAAGATTATAATGCTGGAAAGAAAAAAACAATAAAAAAACAACCTTTAAATATTCCAATTCCAAAAGTTAAAAAAATTGCACGTAAAAAATTAGTAGCAAAAAATATTGTTAAAAAACAACATACACATTGGGGTACAGTACATTCACATCAACGTAGAGTAAATGGTGTAAAAAAGAAGAAAATTACTGAAACAGGTATTTTAAATAGAATACATAAAGTAAAAAAAGATGTTGAAAGATTAGATAAGGCACAACATAAACATATGATAGGGGCATTAAGTAAGCATAATATTGATAAAATCAAAGATGAATTACAAAATGTAAAAAAATTAGAAACTCATTTAATGATTTTAAAAATTAACTTACCTAAAATTGTAAAATCTCAACTTCCAATGATTCGTAGAGAAATTAAAAAAACGAGAGAAGCAATAAAGGAACATAAAACTCATATTGTACAATTAAAAAAACATATTTAATAAAAATTTTCACAATAAACAATTAAAAAAAAACAAAATGGCAAGAAGAAAATCTCACGCTAAAAAACGCCACCACGTTAAACGTCGTCGTAGTCACTCTATGCACGGAGTTGGTGGACAATTAATGAGTTCTGCTTATGTAATAGGCGGAGCTGTTATCGCTCAATTTGTGAGCAAAGCAGTTAGTACTGCAATGGCTTCAAGTACTATGTCTGCAACAACAAAAGGATTAATTAACGGTGCTGTGCCTGTAGTAGCAGGTATTTTCACTCCTAAATTCATCAAAGGTGACGTTGGCGCTAAATTAGGCGCAGGAATGATTGCTGTAGGTGGTTTAAAATTAGTTCAAGCAACTGGAGTTATTAGTGGCGTTGGTGCAATGAGCAATCCTTATTACAACAAGGCTGTAAGAAACATTGCAGGTTATCAAGGTGCTTCTCAAGGTACATATATTGCCGGAGTTGGTACTGATAAAATGACTGCAACTGCAATCTTAGAACAAAACTAATAGCAACTTTTTTCACATTTAGTAAAAAATAAAATAAAATAAAAATGGCAACACAAGTAGGAAATAGAATGTTATTTGACAATTCAAAAACATTAATTAACCAATTAGGCTACGACGCAAGCCACGCAGTATTAACTCCGTCTTATTTAAGAAGTGAAGTTTTATTGTCAACATCAGCAGCGTCTTATCACGTTCCAGTATTAGTAAATGACAATGTTAACGGCACACCCTTAACAAGGGAGCGCCGCTTGAATCTCCAGGACTTCTTTGTTTGTGGAAGTATTCAAATTTTGTTAACATCAGGTTCAGCAGGTTCTAGCAAATCTTATACTTATCCAAACTTAACAGCATTTTCAACTGGTGCTGCTCAACTTTGGAATTTGTATTCAGGTTACTTGAATATTCAAGTTAACAATCAAAACGTTTTACCAGCTTGGGACGTTTTACAATGTTATGACGCTCCTCAAACTCAGCAAAATACAAACTTTAACGCTGCTACAGCAACTTCTCCTGCTGTATATACTATTGATCAATTTAGTGCTGATTCTTTTGGTAGTCAAGTATTTGAACCAAATTTAGTGTTAAACGGTGCGAGCAATATAAATGCTAGCATTATTTTGCCTGCTGCTCCTTCTGCTTTAGATTCTAATACATACGTTTCTATTATTTGGAGAGGTATCCTTGCTCAAAACGTGAGCAGTGTTAAGTAATTGTTAAACAATAACTTATACTTTTGCGAAGTTTAAACGCTGACCGCCGACCGTCGGTTAATACGGTCTATTTTAAAATTTTTTAAACGCAATTATTATGATTCGTATAGATAGATTTGAAGCCGTTGAAATTCCTGTTCCTAGTGGCAGTACTTTAACTCGCTTCTATTTCCCGGATTTACCAAATTTGCGTAATGCCAAAGTAAATAATATACAAATTTACACAGCAGGATCAATTACAGCAACGCCTTTGACTGGTAGCACGCCTGTAACTACTGCTGATATGAAAAAGTCTTTTATTACTTTATATTCAGGAGACTTACAATTAGTTTACAATATGCCAATGTTAGCATTTAACAATATGGTAAATAGTGCAACTGATCCTTATGTATTTAATAACCCTGTTATAAACGGTATTACAATTAGTTGGGTAAAATCTTATGTGGTATTGCCTACAGCTTTAGCAACTACAGGAACAGCTTATAGCTTTGGGGTTTATTACAACTTTTAAAGATTAAAAATTATGTCTCAAAAACCGCAAATTGTTGGGATAGACGGAGTTATGGATTGGTACGATCGTTTCAGTACCAGTCCATATTACGCCGTTTATACTTATACAAGTCCGACCAAATTGGAAAAAAATTTCCAATACACAGGATCGGATAAAGAAGAAGGAAGAATCTTATTGTCAAATACATTGGAAGCAATGCAAATGCAAGAGGATCAAACTTTGTATTGTTTAAAACTTTACGATCAAATTAATAAGAAAAATACTATTGATAGTAATTTAGAAAGTATTGCTTCTATTAGATTTAGAATTACCGAAATTCCCCAGTTGTCAATGCAACATATTTCAGGAATGGACAGAGGTAACTCAAGACTTGAAAATGCAATGACTAAATTAGCAGAAAGTCAAAATCTTATTTTAAGTAAATTAAGTGCTGAAGAATTTGAGGACGAAGAACCTAAAAAAGAAAATATATTTTTAAAAATGTTTGAAAATCCAGCAATTCAAGGCTTAGCCATTGCAGGAATTAGTAAGATATTAGGTTTAGGAGAATTAAACGCTACGACTGGTATTGCAGGCATATCAGGATTGAATGAATTAAACGAAGACGAGGTAATTAATATTGTAAACAATTTAATGAGTAAAGGCGTAACAATAGATCATCTAAGAAAATTAGATCAAATGGATTTATCTAAGTTGCAATCTTTATTATTTATGCTGTAACTTTTTTAACCTTTAAGAAATGCCTAAAATAGACAAATCAACCCAAAATATTTTATTATACGGTGCCTTAATAGGTGGCGGATATTATTTTGTATTACGTCCTTTACTGGTTAATTTAGGTATTTTACAATCGCCTGAACAAATACAACAAACTACAGAACAAAAAGCAAACGTTCAAACATATATAGATAAAGCAATTTCATCTCAAAATCCTTCAAAATCTTTAGGAGAATGGCAAGTAATTGCAAATCAAATATATCAGGATTTAAAATTTGCTTCGGTTTCTGACGATAAAAACGACGCAGTATATCAATTATGCAGAGTACAAAATGACGCCGACGTTGCTTTATTATATAAAAATTTTGGAAGCAGACAGGAGTATTATTTTGGAATCCCAGTTGAGGGTTTAAAAGATTTACAACAATTTGTTAGTAGTAATTTAAGCGATCAACAAATAAATATAATTAATTCAAATTATTCTAAGAAAGGAATAAAATATAAGTTTTAATATGAAAAAACTAGCAAATATAAAAATATTGGGTTTAGCTGTAGTCGGTTACATACTTTTTTCATCCTTTAAAAAGAAACCTTTATTAAAAGGATCCGTTCAAATATATAATTACCAGGATAATGCTCCTAGTGGCACAACACAGGTATTTTCAAAAATTGGTACTACTGTTTATGACGATAATTTTAGCGTAATATATACATATACGCAACCAGGAATCGGAATGACGTTGACTGGCAATAAAGGAATAGAAATGTTCTCAGTAGTTATTGGGGATAGTTTTATGAATGGAATTGCTGGTTATGTATTTAAAAACGACGTACAAACTTTATAAATAAAAAAATATGAAAAAGAACTGGTTATTAATAGGCGGCGTTGCTGCTGCTGCTTGGTATTTTTTTTTAAGAAATCCAAAAAAAACTATGACTACAACTACGCCAAAAGTTCCTCCTACAACAAATGTTCCTGTTAAGGAAACAGTTGTAGTAGTTCCTCAAGCTAGTAAAAGTTATGTTTATCCTTTAGGACGTGGAAAAGACGGATCTACTTTTATTTTGAACGAAGGAGATTATGTTGGAAATGGTAGTGAATCTGCTGTTTTATATAACGGTCAGCTTCGACCATTTACAGCGGCTTGGGCCAGTGTTTACGCCGTTGGTACTTGGGATAGAACAAAAATTTTAGATCAAGTAGTTTATTCTAGTATTCCTCGTGGTGCTGTTTTAGACTTATAAAAAATGACAAATGAAAACAAACAATATTGTGTTATTAGGATTGATTGGTGTAGCTATATATTTTATTTATAAAAATAAAAGTAAAATATATCCTACAGCGCCAAATCCAACGGATAAAAATTCTATGCCTCAAGGTATAATTCCTACAAATGAAACAGGAGTACCTAAAAATGTAAATACTAATACAGGCGTTGGAATTGAGCAAACTTTAGACGCCGCAGGAAAGCCTATTGAGGTAGCTTACGGAGTAAGATATGCAATTAAAGGAATACCAAATATTATATAATTATGCAAGATATTAAAGTAACAGCGCTGAATTATGAAGTTGACTTTTATACAGTTGACGTAAGCCAATACGTTGGTGGATATCCTTATAATGGACTAACTTTTATAAATTATGGTACAAGTACCGTAAAAATAGAAAATATAACTTTACAACCTAATCAACAATTTGAAATCAACGGAAACGTTGGTGAATATACAAGTCAAAGATTTTTTGTAAATTTTGGATCTTCAACAACAGGAAACAACGTTGTTGTAGTCCGTAAACGATATTTGAACATATAAATATGAGAGTATATTACGAAATATTAAATCAAAAAGGAACTCCTGCTTTTTATAGCGATACATATACTAATCGTCCTACCTACGGTTTTGCAGGCAGGGTATTTATAAGTACTGATACAGGGCAAATTTTTGAAGATACTGGTTCAGCCTGGTCTTTAATTGCCGACGCAGGCGTAGGAGGTGGAACTTTAGCAAGTGTAACAGCAAACGGTAATTCTACTGCTACAGGCATAGTAATTACCGCAAATGGATTGTCTAGTAATTCAATTACAAATACTGGAAATACTTTAGGATCAGTTTTATTTGCTGGTGCAAGTGGTTTAGAAAGCCAAAGTAATGCTACATTTTTTTGGGATAATACAAATAAAAGATTAGGTATAGGTAATGCAAGTCCAGGTGCGCCTTTAGATATTCACGGAACAGGTACGCAAATACAAGTTAATGGTACAGGTGCAAATAATAGTTATATACAATTTCAAAATGCTGGTGTAAGCAAATGGCGTATTGGAAATACTTATAATGGTGCTGCCAATACTTTTGATTTATATAATAATAGTTTAACAAGTACTGCATTAAGTTTTAATGTTACAACTAACGCTGCAACTTTTAATAATAGCATAACTGCAACAAGTGTATCTATAAGTGGTGGTACTTCTGCTCAATTTTTAAAAGCAGATGGTACAACAGATAGCAATACTTATCTAACAACAAGTAGTGCTTCATCAACATATTTACCATTAGCAGGTGGAACATTAACGGGTGCTTTAAGTGGTACTTCAATTACGGGTACAAGTTTAATAAAAAGTGGTGGTACTTCTGCTCAAATATTGGCGGCAGATGGATCTGTAATAACGGCAGGAACAAATATTACAATAAGTAGTGGAACTATATCTTCTAGTGGTGGTGGTTCAATGGCTATTGGTGGAAGCATTACAAGTGCAACGGCAGGTTCAGTTTTATATGCAGGTGCTAGTGGAGTATTAGCACAATCAAATGCTAATTTTTATTTTGATTACACTAATAATAGATTAGGATTAGGAACAAATACAATAGGTTCAACCTTACAAACTAATGGCGGTGCAGCAATAGGATATAGTACAAGTACTGCTGCTCCTACTAATGGATTAGTTGTTGCGGGTAATATGGGATTAGGTACTACAACTATTGCAAGTGCTACATCGGATATGCTAACTATTAGCAAAAATCAAAATGCTGCAACAAGAGCAATAGTTTCTAATACAACAAGTGGAACTTCATCAGTAGCAGAAATAAATTTAACTTCAAATAC